GTTACAAAAACTACACTAAGACTAGGCCGAAAAATAGTAGGCAAGTGTATGATGGGCTCAACTTCAAACGCATTAGATAAAGGTGGAAACAATTTCAAAAAACTCTACTATAATTCAGACGTTACAAAAAGAAATAGAAATGGACAAACAAGTTCGGGACTCTATAGTTTATTCATTCCTATGGAATGGAACTACGAAGGATTCATGGATACTTTCGGACTACCTGTCTTCTTTACACCAAAAAATCCAGTCCATGGAATTGACGGTATTCCAATTAAAACAGGAGTCGTCGAACATTGGGAAAACGAAGTTGAAGGATTAAAAGATGATGGAGATAGTTTAAATGAATATTACAGACAATTTCCTCGAACTGAAAAACACGCTTTTAGAGATGAAGTAAAATCAAGCTTATTTAATCTTACTAAGATTTATGAGCAAATAGATTACAATGAAGAATTAAATAACGGAGTAAGAGTAACTAAAGGTTCATTTCATTGGACTCATGGGGTTAAAGATACTGCAGTTATATTTGTTCCCAACAAGAATGGGAGATTTAATGTTTCTTGGATCCCACCTAAAGATTTACAAAATAATGTAATATTAAAGAATGGTGTTAAATATCCTGGAAATGAGCATATGGGAGCATTTGGGTGTGATAGTTATGATATTAGTGGGACTGTTGACGGTAGAGGTTCTAAAGGATCACTTCACGGATTAACTAAGTTTAGTATGGAAGATGCTCCTCCTAATCATTTTTTCTTAGAATACATAGCAAGACCTGAAACGGCTGAGGTATTTTTTGAAGATGTATTGATGGCTTTAATATTCTATGGTATGCCTATCTTGGCTGAAAACAATAAACCGAGACTTTTGTATTATCTCAAAAGAAGAGGATATAGATTGTTTTCTATAAATAGACCTGATAAAGTTTGGAATAAACTATCAGTGACAGAAAAAGAAATAGGTGGAATACCTAACTCTAGTGAAGATATTAAACAAGCTCATGCAGCAGCCATAGAAGCTTATATAGAAGATTATATAGGTTTTAAAAACGAAAGGTGTGGTGATATGTATCATCAACTTACTCTTGAAGATTGGGCTCAATTTAACATAAACGATAGAACTAAACATGACGCATCTATAAGTTCAGGTCTAGCTATTATGGCTTGTAATAGAAACAAATACAAACCTTCTGCAAGACGCGAAACAAAAAAAGTAGATTTAGGTTTTAAAACATATGATAATAACGGTTTGATTTCAAAAATAATATAATAAATGATTTATACTAATACACAAAGTTCTTTCCCAGATCAGGTAGTACCTCAAGAGGAGAAGATGTCATTAGAGTACGGATTGATGGTAGCTAGAGCTATTGAAGGTGAATGGTGGGCTGCTGGTGTAGGCGGAGCTAGATATACAAATAATTATAATGTTTTTCACCGTAGACGTTTATATGCAAGAGGAGAACAATCTATCCAAAAATACAAGGATGAAATGTCTATTAATGGAGATTTATCTTATTTAAATCTAGATTGGACACCTGTCGCAATCATTCCCAAGTTTGTAGATATTGTAGTAAATGGGATGTCAGAAAAAATATATGATATCAAAGCTTATGCTCAAGATCCAGCTTCACAAAAAGCACGAACAGAATACGCAGAAAGACTACATAAAAATATTGTAAATAGAAGATTAATATCAGCAATACAACAACAACTAGGTGTAGACGTTTCTAACATGGATGACATTCCTGAACCGCCTGAGAATGAAGAAGAATTAGAAATACATTTACAATTAGACTATAAACAGTCTATAGAAATAGCAGAAGAAGAAGTTATAAATACTGTTTTAGATAGAAACAAATTTGAATTAACGAAAAGAAGATTTTATAAAGATTTAGTAGAACTAGGAATTGGATGTGTAAAAACTAACTGGAATAAATCTAATGGAGTGACAGTAGATTATGTAGATCCTGCAAACATTGTTTATTCATATACTGATGATCCCAATTTTGAAGATATATATTATGTAGGTGAAGTTAAAAATATTTCTTTACCTGAATTGAAGAAAGAATTTCCTAACTTAACAGACGCAGAATTAGAAAGAATTCAAAAGTTTCCTGGTAACACTAATTACAGAAGAAATTATAGAGGTAATAGAGATGATGATACTGTACAGGTATTATATTTTGAATATAAAACCTATGGAGACCAAGTTTGGAAAATAAAGAAAACTGATCAAGGATTAGAAAAAGCTTTAGAAAAGCCCGATACTTTCATGCCTCCTCCAAATGATGGTTTTGAAAGAGTTAGTAGATCAATAGAAGTACTCTATCATGGAGCTAAAATATTAGGACATCCTATAATGTTGGATTGGAAAATTGCCGAGAACATGACTCGTCCTAACTCTAATCTTACTAAGGTTAATATGAATTATACTATATGTGCTCCTGATCTATATAAAGGTAGAATTACCTCACTAGTTGAGCGTATGATTACTTTTGCTGATATGATTCAATTAACTTCTCTCAAACTACAACAAGTCTTGTCTCGCATGGTGCCAGATGGAGTGTATTTAGATGTAGATGGATTAGCAGAGGTAGATTTAGGAAATGGCACAAGCTATAATCCTAAAGAAGCTTTAAACATGTATTTCCAAACTGGTAGTATTGTAGGGAGATCAATGACACAAGATGGAGATATAAATCCTGGAAAAGTTCCAATTCAAGAATTAAATAGTAGCAATGGAATGGCTAAAATTCAAAGCCTTATTCAAACTTATCAATACTATTTACAAATGATTAGGGATGTAACTGGATTAAATGAAGCTAGAGATGGAAGTAATCCAGATAAAGATGCTTTATTAGGGTTACAGAAACTAGCTGTAGCGCAATCAAATGTTGCCACTAGGCATATATTAGACGCTGGTCTTTATTTGACTCTTAGAGCTTGTGAAAATATTGCCTTAAGAGTTGCAGATTCTTTAGAGTTTGGTTTAACTAATGAAGCTTTAGTTAATAGTATAAGTTTATTTAATGTAGCCACATTAGAGGAAGTTAAAGATTTACATTTATATGATTTTGGTATATTCTTAGAGTTAGAACCCGATGAAGAAGAGAAAACAACCTTAGAACAAAACATACAAATCGCTTTAAAAACAGGTAGTATTACTTTATCAGACGCAATAGATATTAGAAGCGTAAGGAATTTAAGACTAGCTAATCAAACATTAAAACTAAAACAAAGACAAAAAGCTCAAGCCGATCAACAGCAACAAGAACGCATGGTTCAAATCCAAGCTCAAGCAAGTGCTAAAGCTGCTGAAGAAGCTGCTATGTTTGAAGTACAAAAACAAGAAGCTATCGCTAGTACTGAATTACAATTGGAAAAAGGAAAAAGTGAATTGGAATTACAAAAATTACAAGCGGAATTTGGTCATAAATTACAATTAGCTGAACAAAAATTTGGATTTGACATGCAGTTAACTCAAGCCGACGTCGCGAAAGGACAAGCTAGAGAAGCAGAAATAGAGAATAGAAAAGATCAAAGAACAAAACTAGCAGGAACTCAACAAAGTTATATGATAGAACAAAGAAAAAATAATTTGTTTCCTAAAGACTTTGTAAATGAAAATGAAAATATTGGGAATTTAAATTTAGGTTCACCAATAGATTAACATACAATTATATAATATCATATCATGGAAGAAACAAAACAAGAAAACATCCCACAAGAGGGTGAATTTAAAATGAAGAAAAAACCGGGAAGACCTAAAAAATTAGTTAATAAAAAACAAGAAACACCTAAAATAGAATTTAAAAAAGAAGATAATGCCGATACAGAGTCAAGCACAGTGGGTGTATCTACTGAAGAACCTACCACGAGTATTCCAGAAGTTAAAGTATCCGAACCAGAAGTTCAGCAAACTGAAGAAAAGATCGTTAAAGAAGAAGAGCCAATAGTTGAAATTACTGAAATAAAAAACGAAGAAGAAACAACTCCTGAGGTAGCTCCTACTAAACCTGTAGACCCCATTGCTCCACAAGTAAGTTTACCAGAAAATGTAGAAAAACTAGTAAGTTTCATGAAAGAAACGGGTGGAGATATAAATGACTATGTAAGATTAAATGCTGATTATACTAATGTAGATGATAATACATTATTAACAGAATATTATAAAAATACTAAACCACATTTAAATGCCGAGGAAATTAATTTTTTAATGGATGAGCAATTTAAAGTGGATGACGATTACGACGAAGAGCGAGTGGTTCGTAAAAAAAATCTCGCAAAAAAAGAAGAAGTTGCTAAAGCTCAAAAGTTTTTAGAAAATCTCAAAACACAATATTACGAAGAAATCAAGTTGAGGCCTACAGTAAATAATGAGATAACAAAAGCTACAGAGTTTTTTAGTAAGTTCAAACAAAAACAAGAGATAGCACAACAGCAACATGAAAATTTTAAAACAAATACACAAAATTATTTTTCTGATGAATTCAAAGGTTTTGATTTCGCTTTAGGAGAAAAGAAGTTTAGGTATTCTGTTAATAATCCAAATGAAGTTGCTACTGCACAATCTGACATTTCAAATGTAATTAAGAAGTTCTTAGATGAAAAAGGCGAAGTTGTAGATGTGAAAGGTTATCATAAAGCTATGTATGCTGCTAGAAACGCAGATACTATTGCGAATCATTTTTATGAGCAAGGCAAAGCCGATGCTACTAGAAATGTTATTGCACAATCTAAAAATATAGATTCAGGAGTAAGACAAACTAAAGCTCCAGAAGATATATATTTAAATGGATTGAAAGTAAAAGCAGTTAGTGGTATAGATAGTTCTAAATTAAAAATAAAACGAAAATAACAAAAACTAAAAATTATGCCTTTAGGGAATTTTATAGTACAAAACGCTGGATTAACTCCAACTCAAGATCAATCAGTATTGTCGACTAACTATCTACAATGGACTGATCCGGGTTCTGCAGGAGACTTTGCTGACTTTGCTCAACAATATTTACCAGAGTTGTACGAACAAGAAGTAGAAAGATTCGGTAACAGAACGTTATCTGGATTTTTAAGAATGGTTGGCGCTGAAATGCCAATGACATCTGATCAAGTAATTTGGTCTGAACAAAATAGATTACACATCGGTTATGAAAACGTAAGTAAAGTTGATGCTGCAGGAGCTGCTACATTCACTGTTAACTTACCAGCTGGTAACCAAGTTGTAGTTAGACAAAATCAAACTTTTGTAGTTTTTGATCCAGCTTCTGGATTAACTTTAAAAGGATTGGTTATTCAACCGGGTGTTCCAAACCCAGGAAATCCTGCACAAGTTACTTTTGAAGCTGCTTGTTATACGGCTCCTAACTTTGCAGCTTTAAACTCAGTAAACCTTAAGTTATTTATTTATGGTTCTGATTTCGCAAAAGGAACATTAGGAATGGATGGATCAGTTACTCCATCTTTTACACAATTCCATAACAAACCTATTATCATAAAAGATAAGTATGAAGTTAATGGATCTGATACTGCTCAAATTGGTTGGGTTGAAGTTGCTACTGAAGACGGAACATCTGGATTCTTATGGTATATGAAAGCTGAATCAGAAACTAGATTAAGATATGAAGATTATCTTGAAATGGCGATGGTTGAAGGTGAATTAGCTGCTGCTGGTTCTGGTGTTGATGGTTTAACAGGTGCTAACGCAACTGCTGGTAGAGGTACTCAAGGTATGTTTGCTGCTATCGAAGATAGAGGTAATGTATATGCTGGTTTTGCTGGTGCTGCTAACCCTGGTGCTGGTGCTTTAGGTGATTTTGATCAAATCTTACAACAGTTAGATTTACAAGGTGCTATTGAAGAAAACATGTTATTCTTAGATAGAGCTACTGCTCTTGATTTTGACGACATGATTGCTGCTCAAGCTGGTGGTGGTTATAACAACACAAGCGCTGCTTCTTACGGTCTTTTTGACAACGAAGCTGAAATGGCACTTAACTTTGGTTTCTCTGGTTTTAGAAGAGGTTCTTATGACTTCTACAAAACTGATTGGAAATATCTTAATGATGCTTCTACAAGGGGAATGGTTGATAACATTAAAGGTGTTTTAATACCTGCAGGTACTTCAACTGTTTATGATCAAATGTTAGGATCAAATATCAGACGTCCTTTCTTACATGTAAGATATAGAGCTTCTGAAACAGACGATAGAAGAATGAAATCATGGATTACTGGTTCTGTAGGTGGTGCTTATACATCATCTTTAGATGCTATGGAAGTTCATTATCTTTCTGAAAGATGTCTTTGTGTACAAGCTGCCAATAACTTCGTATTGTTCGTAGCGTAATTTATTAACCTTTTAAAAACATAAATTATGGGAGCAATAAGAATAGATAGAACAAATGGTACAGCAACTTTCGTTAACATGGACATTTATAGTCAAGCGGTTGTAGCTAATGCTAATGAAGGTGAAACGACACTACAGTGTGAAAAAGCTGATGGGTCAGGTAGTGATAGTATCAATATAGTTAGGTTTAACACGACAGATCCTGCGGGAGATGGCGTAGTTTGGCCTTATATGATGAAAGCTGCATATATTAAAATTGCAGTAGATCCAGTAGAGTATGGGTATCCTATTTTAGGTACTTTAGACCCTGGTTCCTACGAGGAGTACATTAAATATGATGTTTCAAAAATTGGAGATAATGTTATAAGTACAGCTTTATCAGGTAGTACAAGTTTAGAAAATGTATGGTCTGAAAGAACTGCACTATCTAACGCTATTACCGATAAAGGTCAAGGCGATACGTTAATCAGTACTTTTGAATCAGATTTTTCGGATTTGGAAACTGAAAGAGATACTGAAATAAAAGACTGTGATAGTGAAACTGGAGCAGGTAACACTTATAACGGACCTTGTGGTACAGTTGAACCATTAGATGGTGGTTTAAATTCAGAAGGATGTAGAGAGTGTCTGAATTCATACTTTAACACGCAAGTAAGTACACTGTCAGAAATCTTGGGAGATCTCTCTTGGCATCACCAGTACATATTCGCAAGTGAAGGCGGACCTTCATAAAGTTAAGAAACCTTAATTAAACTATAACCCTCCTTTAATTAGGAGGGTTTTTAAAATAAAAAAAATGGGAATATTAAAAGTTAAACTTTCTGATAATTATGGATATGGTCCAGTTAACGCTGCGGATAACTACTTAAGTAAAAACCGTACTGAGACATTTAACTTACCAAAAGTTGTCAATTGGGAGTTAATACCAAACATGAATTACAGTAAGGGTTTTGGAGTAAGAGGGTTAACGGGAGCAACAGCTACCGCACCTGGTGGATGGATTGGCTTTAGTGTTTGTTTTTTACTAAATCAAACTTCAGGTATTTGGCCTATTGCAGATAAAACTTTGAATCTACAACAAGGAGATGGACTTATAACACCAAGACAAATGGAGTTGACAGTTGATGGGGTAGCAATAACACCTAATGATAGTAAGATGACAAATCAAGTTTTTCTAGATTCAGCTAAACACATGAGATCAGTATTAAATAAATTAAACGCCAGTGATGGTAGTAATGCTCAGTTTGTTTACGAATGGGATTTAAGTTCTGTTCCAAATTTAGAAACAGGAACGTTAAAAAATTTAACGACTGGAATTCAAAATCTTACTGTAGGACAAAAAATACCTGTTGGAGCTGGTACTAACACAAGTTGGACTCAGGCTTCAGGTGATCAAGTACCCGGTTGGTATGGATCAAATCATGTATGGGAAGATGGTAGTGCAACGAGTTTTTACTCAGCTTTTGCGATGCTTGAACGAGTAGAAAATGCAGAGGAAGTTGATGATATCTTAAATGGTAATCTAAACGAGTGTTTTGATAACCAAAATGATCAAATCAATGAATTGAGGGCAAGTTTCGATCCAGAAGAAGAAGCAGAAGCAAAGAAAAAGAAAAAATAAATAAAAACAAATAATTATATTATATTATATTATGAAAAAAAATCAAACATGGGAGATGAAAGATAGAAATTACTATCTAACAAATAATATATCTCCACTTACATATACTTTAGCTTCAAAGCATAGTAGAAGATTTCCTTTATTATATTTTGATCAAGAAGAAGGACATAATAGGGAACTAAGATACGCAACAAATCAAAAGTCTATATTTGTAGATGAACAAGATGGAATGGCAACTTTAGAACATATTGTTTTTGAAAATGGAACATTACACGTGCCTAAAGAAAAACAAAATCTTCAGAAGTTACTTTCGTTGTATCATCCTGATAAAAATAAAAAATACAAAGAATTAGATTTAATTGAAAATGCAGAAGACGAGATTGATACTTTAGAAGCAGAGTTTCAAGCACTATCTATGGCTAGAGAACTAGATATAGAACATGCTGAAGCTATTCTTAGAGTAGAAATGGGATCTGGTGTGAGTTCTATGAGTTCTAAGGAAATAAAAAGAGATGTTTTAGTATTTGCTAAAAGAAATCCTTATCTCTTCTTAGAATTAGTCTCTGATGAAAATGTTCAACTTAGAGATTTTGCTATTAAAGCTACTGAAGCTAATATAATTAAACTTTCTCAAGACCAACGTACGTTTTCATGGGGTAGTAATGGTAAAAAATTAATGACAATACCTTTTGATGAAAATCCATATTCAGCTTTTGCTGCATATTTAAAAACTGATGAAGGAATTGAAATTTATCAATCTATAGAGAAAAAGTTAAAATAACAAGTGATTATAATTAAGGCGGCTATGCGGCCGCCTTTTTTATTACAAAAATATTAAAATGGCTATAAACGTAAATACAGTATATCAAACAGTCTTATTGATTCTAAATAAAGAACAAAGAGGTTATATTACTCCTAATGAGTTTAATAAATTAGCCACACAAGTGCAGTTAGAAATATTTGAACAATATTTTGAAGATCTTACTCAACAGTTACGAATTCCTGGTTACCAAGATGAATACGCCGATAGAGTAGATAATATAGAAGAAAAAATTTCTTTATTTAAAACATATGCAACAGTTCCTTATTATGACGCATCTCCAACAGGACCTATTGACGATCCTTATTTTTTCTTACCCGAAGATGTTCATCGTATCGGAACTATAAACTATAAAGGAGAGCAGGAAATACAAAGCACGGATAGAAGAGATTATTTACACTTATATATGTCTAAACTTACGAGACCTACAACTAATTATCCTATGTATATTCAAGAAGGAATAGTAAGTCCGGAAGATCCATTAAATCCAGGAACGTTTCTATGTGATGACTGTATTAGAGTATATGTATATCCTGAAGAAATAAAAAAAGGAGTATCAATATCTTATGTTAGAAAACCTAAAAACGTAGTATGGGGATATGGTATTGGAGCCCAAGGTCAATATATATGGGATGGTTCTCCCACTGGTGTACCAGCACCTATTTATCCTTCTACTGGTTCAGTAGATTTTGAAATATCAAACCAAGAACAAACAGAAGTAATTACTAAAGTACTTATGTATGCTGGAGTGGTTATTAGAGATCCTCAAATAATTCAAGCCGCAGCATCTCAAGCTGGAGGAGTTGAACAAAATCAAAAAAGCTAATATATGTCATTTTTAACTAACACCCCAAATGGTGGTTTAATTACAGAAACCAACCAACAATACTATGTAGGAACGCAGATAAATATAGTAAGTTATACAGGTGTAGTAATGGATTCCATGGTTTATACTTTCAATGAAGTATTAACTATGGGTAGTGCTACTTCATGGAATCCTAGTGACTATGATTATCATTTAAATAATTTTATTGTAGAAGTAAGTCCAGACGGTTTAGCTCCTTATGAATTATGGACTGGATCGGGTGGACCTGGCTCTCCGGCTGGTCCAACTGGAACAGGTGGTGGTTATTCTGTTAGTGCTTTTTCTAATATAAAACCTTACAGCACTTTAACATTTGATAATCCTGACGCAATTGAAGATGGTTATTGGGTAAAAGTTACATTAAAGTCTCAATTAGTAGATGGAGCTCCTAATTATGGAGATTATCAATATATATCTATATTTGAATTGGTAAACAACTTTATGATAGGTTATGTTGGAGATGAAAAATTAATCTCTAAAGTAAAGAGAAGTGATGTATTGTTTCACGCTAAAAGAGGGTTACAAGAATTTTCTTATGATACTTTAAGATCAGTACAATCTCAAGAACTTACTATTCCTCCGAGTTTATCTGTTATATTGCCACAAGATTATGTTAATTATGTTAATTTATCATGGATAGATAGGCAAGGTATAAAACACATTATATATCCTACTACATTAACTAGTAATCCTACTGAAGCCCCGATTCAAGACACTAACATAACTAATAATCCTTTTGGATTTAATTTTCCATCCTCAGGATATGGTATTCCTGTTCAAGATAATTTTGGAGAAAATCTAGAAGGAACGTCAATGACAGAGGAAAGATGGCAAAGTGTTGATCCTTTTAACCAACCTACTATAGAACCTATATTTGCTCAGGGTATTGGAGATAGTATTTATGCTAGAAGAGAAGTAGCTTTATTAGGACAACGTTATGGTTTAAATCCGGAGACATCTCAATACAACGGATGGTTTACTGTTAATAAAAGGGAAGGTAAAATATCTTTCAGTAGCAATTTAAGTGAAAGGCTTATATTATTTGAATATATTTCAGATGGACTAGCTTATGAAGAAGATACTAAAGTTCCTAAACTTGCAGAAGAAGCATTATACATGCATATAGCCTACAATATCTTAGCATCGCGTCCTCGTACTCCTGAATATGTAGTTCAACGATATAAAAAAGATAGAAGAGCAGCTTTAAGAAATGCTAAAATAAGATTATCCGAACTTAAACCAAATGAATTTGTCCAAGTAATGCGAGGCAAATCCAAATGGATTAAACACTAAAATATGCCAGAAGTTAAAAATACCTTCATCCAATCCAAAATGAATAAGGATATGGATGGTAGAATACTCCCTAATGGTCAATATCGCGATGGACAAAATGTGCAAATTAGTCGATCTGAAGGAGATGATGTTGGAGCTTTAGAAACTGTATTAGGAAATAATTTTTTAAGTGACTTTGGATTTACAGATCAAAATTTAACTTGTATTGGAAAGTTAATGGATGATACTAGTAATAAAATATTTTTATTTTTAACTAACTATACAGATTCTTCACCTGATCAATTATCTAACAATGGTATAAACGTAGCAGGTGTTACATGTTACATAGTACAATATAACATTAGTACAGGAGTGAGTTCGACTTTAGTGTCGGGTAATTTTTTAAATTTCTCAAAAACTCATATTATAACTGGAATAAACTTATTAGAAGATTTATTATTTTGGACAGACAATAGAAATCAACCCAGAAAAATTAATGTAAATTTAGCTATAACTGGATATTATACAACTGAAGATCAAATATCTGTTGCGAAATATTATCCTTATGAAGCACCATTACTCTTAGATTTTATATCTCCTTCTTACAGCGCAGACAATCCTGTTTACGCTTCTTCCATGACTGACACTAACAGCAAGTATTTACCTATACATACTGCAGCTAAAATAGAAACCATAACAGCTGGTGGAGGTTATGATATACGCGTTGAAGGATGCTATAGTAATATTAAAAAAAGTACTCCTGGTGGAGGAATTGCAGATGGGAATTTAGTTACAGGGTTGAATGCTACTATTGCTGATGTAGTAGTAGATGATATTAGTATAGATTTCGTTAATAATAGAACAGAGATTAAATTTTCAAACTCTAGTTTAGTTAGTGAGTTAAGCGTAGGAGATATATTATATTTTCAGTTTTTAAACCCTGATTATGATCCAAATTGGCCAGGGGATCCTGAGTTCTTGAAAGAGAAATTTGCTAGATTTAGTTATAGATTTAGATTTGATGATGGAGAATATTCATTATCTGCTCCATTTAGCCAATTAGCGTTCGTTCCCGAGCAAGATGGTTATTTTATTGGGGATAATGCTAATGGTGTAAATCCAGAAGAGTTAGTAGGTCAAGAGAGTGAAACCTTTGATTCTACTATTGTAAAGTTCATGGAGAATAAGATTACTAATATTAAATTATGTCTCGTAGCACCGACTAAAGGTAACGGAATAGATTATATTACATGGGATAAGATTAATGAAGAATTAAAAATAACTGATATTGATATTCTTTATAAAGAAGCACAATCTAATAAAACTACCATTCTTGATACGTTGAAACTCGAAGATTTTGGAACTACCACTTCGGAATATTTATATTATGATTATCAAAGTAGAAAACCATGGAAAACCCTTAGCACTACACAAAGCACTAGAGTTACAGATTTAGTTCCAGTAAAGGCGTTAGCTCAAGAAGTATCAGGAAATAGAGTAATATATGGTAACTTTATAAACAAACATACTTCGCCTGAAAGCTTAAGTTATACATTACAAATTGGTGATAAGCCAACTTTACCTGAGTATGATCCTCTATTACCTGAACCGCAAGAATGGGAAAATCCTATTTATTATGTTAGGAAAGAATATCAAAATCATACTTTAAAACAAAATAGAACATATCAAGTAGGTGTAGTTTTAAGTGATAGATACGGTAGACAGTCTAATGTTATATTATCAGATATTAGATTAAACAATACAGATCCTAATGCTAAAGGATCTACTATATATCACGCGTATAAAGGAGCAGAAACTGAAATTATACAAGATAAATATTTAATTAGATACACAACAACACAAGATCCAGATACTTGGCCTGGAGACATGTTAAATATTACTTTTGAAAACGTAATACCTAAAGCTAGGTTACAAGATGGATATCCTGGAGTATATTCTGTAGACGATGGTAGTGTTTCTAACTGTTACATATCTAGTAATAGTCTTAACTTTCCAGCTACGGTAACACCAGGTTGTGAATATAATGTGGTTATACAGAGTTTAACCGGACCTGGTACTGCTACTATAAAAGTAAAATGTGGAACTTCACAAGAAGTATTATTTGTATCAGTAGTAGATGGAGGAAGTGGTTGGGTTAATGGAGAGACATTTGAAGTATTTAGTTGGCCCGTATTATTTGGACCTGGCTGTGACCCAGCGCCTAGTGGATTCCCAGCTGTAAGAGGTACAGCATTAACCCCTGTTGATAATCCTTTAGGATGGTATAGTTATAAAATTGTAATAAAACAACAAGAACAAGAATATTACAATGTATATTTACCTGGTGCGTTAGCGGGTTATCCATGTAGTCAAAACCCGGGTTATGAACCAGAGTTAGAAACTGAAGATACTACAGTTCCAACTGTTACAACAACTGAAAAATACGCTGCGATACCTCACTTTGAATATCCTGAAGGTCAAGCAACTAAAACTACTCATATTGTATTATTTAGTGATAATATAAATAAAGTACCTAGAGATCTACAAGAAGTAGGTCCTTTGCAAGAAGAGTTTAGAAGTAAAGAAAGATTATATTTTAGAGTAAATAGTATTTTAGAACAAAATCCTCCTGACTATTACACAAGTATTCAGTATAATCCTTCTCCAGCAGGGGATAAGGTTATAACTTTAGCTAACATGAGTAAGTTAAGTTTAGGAGATTTAACTACTGCTCCTCAAACACCTATTATTCCTAACTTATTCTATAAAGGAGATACAGATCCTTTAATAGGAAGAGTACAAACTACAAGTCAAATTGGAATATCTAAATATGCTCCTAATTCTTGCACTCAACAATTTGGTCCGACATCAACTGAAGAAGTACCTGCTAATACTAAATATGGATTTGGTCCAACTTTAGCCGTTGCAGAAACAAAACCTGTAGAATCATTATTAGATCTTTTTTATGAAACTACTACTAGTGGGTTAATATCTGATTTAAATTTTAAAATAGAAAATGAAGATAATACTATACCGGCTGGCTTGACTGAAACTGATTTAGGATGGAACGAATCAGACGATTATGGAACCGTAATATCGGCAGATTTTCAAGCAGTAGGAAGTAGTAATAATCCTTTAGGAAATTCATGTACTATATCTTTATCTAATGTAATAGATGGAACTGGCGCTCAAGTAAATAAATTTGAAATAGAAGAAGTAGGTGTTAAAACAGGTATATATAGAATAAAAATAAAAGATTAT